TGTAGCAGTTATGTCATTTCTTGTAATTAATGCCGATACGGTCATTATCTTGTCCTATGTTAAGTGTGCCAATTATACTATTTTTAGCGTTATAAATCACTCGATGCTTTTTGAACTTCATCTAGTCCATGTCTTATATAAAATAAATTCTGCAAAGGTATAAGTCTTCTAAGTGTTCTTATGTCTGATTCAGTCATTTTACCTTCAGATGTAATTGCATTGGTTGCCGCTACAGTAGTGCTTAACAAGCTACCAAAAGTTGGCCCCAACAAAGACTCAGAAACAGTGCGAGCTACTTGCTTAGAAGCAGGGGCATCAATTCCTAGTAACGGCCTTAATCCTAAAGAGTTTCCTGATATCTTTTCTATTGTGTTAGTAATTTCTCCAATAACACCTATAGCGCCCGATCTATCAATTCCTTCTGTAACCCATACAGCAGGATCATTGCTAACATCTCTTCCTGCAATTTTCTGTTTAAGATAATAAGTAAACATTCCCATACCAACAAGTGAAGCAAGACCGCCTACTGCATTGTGATCTTGATTCTGTAATGCGGCAATAAAGACTCGCTGGGTAGCAGACAATATAAACGATCTAAACTGACCAACAGTTTTACCCATTTCAGTAGACATAAACAATGGCTTTTCTTGTCCGGGAATTAGGATTACGCGATCACTTTCTTTGCGTACAGCCGCGCCCCACATTCTTTCTAGGTCTGGTCTATCCCAATTCTTAGCATTTGTAAGCCACACACCATCTTCATTCTTGCCATGCTTTACTACTTGCTTATACATGTCTTTTGCTGATTGCTCGTCAATACCTAATCGAGCTAGGCGTTTGTCATAAACTCCTTTTTTTAATCCATCAAAGATAGATGTTTGCATAGTAACAGCGTGAAGTTGCTTTATTCCTGCTGTCCAATGATCTAAGAAGTTTATCTTTCCAAACTTGCTAGAAGCAGATCGCAACCCTCTTTCGATAGCTGTACCGCCTTGAGCGTAATCGCCAACATCAGCAATAATTTCTGACTTGCCTGACATAATGGCATCAGTGCCAACACCATAACGCTTTAACTCAGAAGCCGCTTCTTTAAATTGTTTTGTGTTTTTAATTAACGGCCCAAGACCACTCTTAAATGTTTTAGCAAAACCTTCAGCCATAAATACACGAGAAACATCAGGTAAACTAGAAACAGTTACACCACCAAGCAAACGCAAATAGTTTAAGTCTCTTGAAGACCTAGCCATACGAGTCCAGATATTATCCTCAGAAAATCCGTAAACACCACGAATACGATCACGCATTCCTGCAATGTCTCTAACGTCACTTTCTCGTTGCTTTTCTAACTTTTCTTGTTGCTTTGGAGTAAGTGATTTGTCATTTTTTTTCTTGGCATACCATGTGTTAATATCTTTAAGTTGATCGGTCATATTAACATCATCAAACTTTCTAACTAACTCAATATCTCCAGCTACATTTTGAAGATACCTAGCGCCTAATGTCTCAATGTCATTCTCTAAAAACTCTTCAACTATTTCATCGTCAATTTGGAATACACGATTTCTTAATGGGCCGCGCAATGCAGTACCACTAATGCCGCGACTGCTAGAACCAGAACCTAATTTCCAATCATAAGGAAGTCTACCGTCTGGACTGCCTTGTATTCTTTGTGCAATTTCTTCAGAAAGAGATTCATAATCTTGGCGTTCAAAATCCATGCCTTTCTTAAACTCAGCCTTATCAATGATAGCCTGAAGATTATCTTTTTCTTTTCCTGTTGCTGTAGCAATTTTCTCAGAAGCCGCCTTAGCATCTTCAAATAACTTTACGTCTTTTTCTGCAAGCCAGTTAGAAACTTTATTAACAAACTGAGGAAAGTTAGCTGAAATTTTATTTTTGTTCCACACACGATTTAGATAGTTATTAGCTGTTTTAACATCTACATCTTCAGGAAGTAATTTTAAAGCTACCATTTCATCTTTAAGTGGAGTGTACAGTTCTTTATTCCAGTAATTAGCGGAAGCCTTAACTTGAGGTATGTTGCTATCACCTTTTCTAATTGCAGTAGATACAGCTTCATTAAACTGCTTTCGATTCATCTTTCCACCAGTATTTTTATACTCTGCAAAAAGATTAGAATTGTTTTGCAATGATGTGCCTAGCTTTCCTGAATGAGCTTTAGCTAAAGACTCAGCCGCTTGAAGAACATTGCCGTCCATTTTAATGGGATTCTCAGCCATCATAGTAGAAATTAATCTAGTTGTTGGATTCTCACTTGTAATTGTGCGAGACAACGGATCAAAGCCTAATAGCTTTACTAGTTTTTTAGCTATCTTTCCCGAAACTTGAGTGTCACCAAAAGCTTGCTGTGCGCCAACACTGCCCGAACCTACAGGCTTAGTAACAGCGTCAATAGTAGGATTAATACCTTCTGCAATTTTAGGCTCAACATTCATAACATTTTCGTATGCGTCGATCATTTTAGCATCAACACCATACGTTGCTAACTTAGCCGCTGTGCCTCCTAAAACGCCACCTAAGAGCATTCCAGCGGAAATGTTAGTAGCAGACTCTCCGTAAGTTCTAGTAAGCTGTTGCGTGTGTAAAGCCGCTTCTTGAATAGCTGTGTCAACACCAACAACCGAGCCCATTACAGCCGCGCCCTTTAGAATGCCTTTTCCTGCTCTATAAGTATTTAATGCAACACCACCTATAGACAATAAAGAAATAGGGTCAGCTATCATTACAGGCAAACCAACAATAAAAGAAGTAGCTCCACCTTGAGCCATTATTTCTCTGTCGGCTCTTTCTTTAGTCATTTGGCGACGTACAGCCTCTAACTCTTCATCATTATCCGCATACAGCGCATTGCTAACAAAAACCTGATCTAGTCTTTCATCTTCGGTAAATAATCCATAAGGGTCGTAATCTGGATTATCTTTTGTAGAGTCAGGTAAGCCAGATTCTTCAGAAATAAATGATCCAATAATATTTTCTTGTCGATAAAACGCCTTGGCAATTTCACCAACTGAAGGACGCTCATCTTCTTCTAAAGCAAGAGGAACTAATTTTGGAGCTATTAACTCTTGATCTGGCGATGCAACAAAACCCATTTTATTTCCTATTTAGATATGGCTCTTAAATCTGGAGTAGATGCATAAATTTGCCCACTTTGCGCGGCTCTCATTTCTCGTTCTGCCGTATCTTTAATTATAGCCATTTCTTCTTCTTCAGCAGTTAAAATGTCAGGCATATATCTGTTTAACATTACTTCGTTACCATTTTCATCTTGCCCAGCAAACACAGCAGTATTTAAAGTGCCATTACTATCCCGATACATTACAGTATAAGAAGGATTCCCTGTAGATGCTTGCCTTGCAGTAATTGAATCAGAGACTAAAACAATATCTTTTTTATCTAACTCAAGGCCAAAAATTCCAGAAGGGCCAGTTAGCTCATTATAAATATCTTCTCTAATATAATTTACGCTGTCAGTAACTCCAAGCCCATAATAATCTTCAGGGCGAAACTTCATAAACCCAAACTCGCCTTCTTTGTAATTAGTCTGAATGCTTTTCATAGCCTGTTCTTTAGCATTATCTACAGACATACCGGAAATGTAATAGCTTTCAACTAAAGTTCCGTAGTCTCTAATTAAATCATATTGCGCAATATCATTTACATTAAATTTTTCAAAATACCCTGAACCATATTGTTCAACCATTTCGTTTCTATAAGACTCGCTAAAAGTTTTTTTACCTTCTGTAGATTTAATTTCGGCTGTTCTAGCTTCAATTCTTGCCTTATTAGTTGGGTCAGTGTTTTTAATTGCTTGTTGTGTAGCAAGGTCTGCACCCATAAACTGACTTAAAGAATTAACTTCTGTAGCAAAAGCGCGTTGTTGTTCAGTAAGAACTGTTTGTCCAATTCCAGCAATTTCGGTCAATCTTCCAATAGTTTCTGAAGCCGCTTGTATTCTGTTTACATCTTGCGACATTAAATCATTAGTTAGCTCTTGCTTTAACATTGCAGGAACAAGGCCAGTCTTTGCTACAAAATCTGTTTGCTTTGCACCTCTAGCATCAGGGTTATCAGATGGTAATTCTTGGAACGTAACTTCCGCATAATAATCATTTGCATCTTTTTGCGTAATTGGAATTTGATCGCCAACAGGTGTAACGCTGTCCATTACATTTCCAACGCGAATCATTCCTTGATCTTTTTTAACTTCCGCTAATTCTGCTTTATATGCTTGTCTAACACCATTTAATCTTTGGCTAATCAAGCCTAGCATTTGATCTTTTTCTGTAGGGCTTATACCTTCAATTTCAGCAGTTCTAAAATCTTCGAGGAATTTTGCGCCACTAATAAGCTTTTCTTCATTAGACAAATCTTCATTAAAGACAGCCCTATCAACATTGCCAATTTCAGTTTGAAGCATAATTGAACTTTCAACTTTGCGCTTTTTAGCCTCAAGGTTAGAAGCGTATTTAGGAGAAGCTTCAGCCAAAGCATCCATCTCCGCAAATAATATTTCTTTTTCTACTCTAACAAGCTCTGCGTCACCATTGCGAGCCAAGTTTTCAATATCAATAACACCGACATCAACACCATTAGACAATGTATCAATGCTTTGATTTTGAGTAGATACTTCAAAAGCCTTACTTATGTTTGCAGTAGCGGTTGCAATTCTTGGAGCTATTGCAGATATAAGGTCTTGCCTTAATTCTATAGGAGCAGAGTTAATTGTTGCATCAAAATATGCTTTAGAAGCATTTTTGTAGCCAACAGGATCATCTGCAAATTCTGTTGCAAGCTCTGTTAAACGCACTTTTGAATCAGTGTTACGTTGAGAAAGCTGTGCATTAATTACTGTGTTTTGGTAAATTTTAGCGCCATAACCTTCACGCTCCTCTATTTCTCCGTAAGATACTTTACCTTCTTCATCAACTATGCGAGCTTCTTCAACAGCCAGCAATGCTTCTTCAGGAGCTAATTGTTCAGCCGCAATCTTTTCTTCTTTAGCTAATTGTTCAGCCGCAATCTTTTCTTTTTTAGTTTTCTGAATACCAAACTGTTCAGCCATACCGCCTACTTGCTCTGCTAATCCTGCTAGAGCTTGCATACGTCGAGCACCAGACTGATCTACACCAGTAGGTTGGAACTTACCGTAGAAGCCAATACGCTCTTGTCTAGGTTGTCTAGCCATTATTGCAATCCTCCAGCTACCTTAGAGGCTCCAGATAATAAAGTAGAAGTTGCTTGTATATTAGAAGTACTCCTAGCATTAGCGCCTTGTCTGCGTAATTGTGCTTGCTTTAGCTTTTCAGATAGATTAATCATGCCTTCACTAGAGCCTATTTGTTTTGCGCTTTCAAGAGCAATACTTGCAGGAGTGCCTTCACCAGTCATACCAGACATAGACGCACTAACCGCATTAGCCGCAAGAACTTTATTAAGCTCTTGTTTACGCTGTAGCTCTCTACCTTCAGCCGCAATCTTTTCCTCTTCGGCTTGGCGATTAAACTCTTCTTGTTGAGACTTGCCAGCTTCAACTTGACCATAAACACTTACCGCTGTGCTTGCCGCCATTGCCGCTACTACAAAAAATGCCATCTAAATATCCTCTGGCTCTAATAAAGCCTTTTCTATCTCTTCAATATCAGTTAAATGTGTAGGGTGGTATGTAACCCAAACACAATCTGTTTCAGCGTATATAACACGCTTAGTCTGTGGAATAGTCTCTCCCATAAACGGTGCTTCAATATCCAAATTACCAAACTGGCTTGATACCTTACATCTACCCTTTACTACTGTGTACAAGTGCGTAGTCTTATGCGTAGCACCCACCAGAACAACGCCTGCTGGAATAAACAACTCTCTTGCATATAACCCATCACTAAAGTGATGCTTTGTCTCTAGCTCTAGTGTATCGCCTTTTAGCATTAAAGTCTGTAGCTTTACTATGTCGTCTTGTGTTGCTACTTGATTCAAGAAGACTCTACCTCGTATTCAATAGCCTGTATGTGGAATGGCGTAGGTTCAGGTACAGTAATTATAGGCTGTACTTCTATGTTCCAACCATTGCCACTGTTTTCACCTTGTATAACACCTGTCTGTTCGGGCAAGTTTTCGTTTAATGGGGAATCAGCCGCGTCACCAAACTGTCTAATAGCAACAGGATTGTCATCAATATAAACCCCAGAACTCTTGTAAACTCTTAGGTTAATACGAGTGACCTTCTTTTGCCGCATCTGGTTCTGACCAGCAATAGCTTGAGAGTTTGTATTCAAAGGCATACTCTTAATCTTAGGTATAAAGTTATACCCTACTTCAACGTCAATAACACCACCGCTAGGGTCTTGCTCAAGAATAAATGATTTCTCACCATTAGTTAAAACAATGTATCCATCACTAGCACCTGCTTGTACTACACGTTTTGGTAATGGCGTTCCTCTTGCCACAACACTAACTGTTTCTCCGTTTAAATGGTTTGAAGCTAAAAATAAATTATTGCCAATAAGACTAGTGCTACTTAAAAGTTTAATAGCAGAATCCATTAAGTAATCAAAATCCCACTTTTCTACTGTATAGGAAGTAGCAGTATCAGTAGTTCTTTTATTTACTAAAAACAAATCATTCTTAACAACAGATACAGATACAGTCTTAAGAGGGTATACAGTGTTAGTATCTCCGTTAATCCATTTAGTAAAACCGTTAATATCTTGTGATCTAAGCGTATTAAGAATACTAGAAGTTCCATCTTGATTAACAATAAATACCCAGTTAGCATCTTCTGATAATGACCCTGATAAAACACCTAAATCTAAAGGATTATCTATAAGTTGTGAAGATAGAACAGATATGTCTGTACTGTTATAAGCATCTTCATTAAAATTATATAAAAACGATCTTAACGTTCTGCCGTTTTGGTCAACAAATAAAGTTGCGCCATCTACAGATTTAACCTCTAAATAAGATGCGCCATGTTGAGTCTGGGACAAAATAGTAATGTCAGCAGGGGTAGATCCATTAACTACAAACTCAGCTCCAGCAGTAAACACCTGCAAGCCGCGATCAGGGTTAATATCAATAATTTCTGTAAGCTGTCTTGAAGAAATAGTAATAAACAAACCTTCGTCAGCATCCCCTTCTTCGGTGTAAAAGTCAAAAAACGACCCTGCCCTAGATGCAAACAAACTTTGTAGTTTAGATTTAGTGCCACCAAACCATAATCGACCACTATAAAATGCGGCAGTTTTGGGATAGCCTCTATTGTCACTCCATACATTTTCTTTTCTAGCAACACCAACTTGTGACTGAGTAAATACTAAAGTATCAGCGGCATTACCTAGCGTAACAAAACCGCTAAACAATTCAAAAGGTTTAGTAGATTCTCCGCTAATAGTAATTCTGTATTGTTTTGCACCTACTCTTGCAACATCTATTCCGGTATCTCCAAAGCTAGGCATTTCTTGCAAGTTTCTTTGTATGTTAGCTACGGTTGAGTTTTGTTCTGCTGTTCCAGAATCTCCATTATAAGTAATGTTTTTACTTAATATCCCTTCAACGTCTATTTGAAACCTATCGCCTGTAGCCCAGCTTGCTCCAGTAAGCGTTAATGTTTGAATTTCATCAGTTGGTGTAGGGCTTAAAGAATCATTGTAATCATATTGAGGAACATTTAAAAAAGGAATAACATCAACATCAAAATCTGTTGTACTTGTGTTTATAATTCTTATAGGCGCATGATCTTGATGAAACATTAGCATAACGTTTTCAGTTTGCACATCACGTATTGCGGCTACCTGAGAAGATCTAAAGGGCAAAGGCAAATAAGCTACAGGCGTAAAATTAGAAGTTTGGTCAGTTACCCTGTAAATAGACACATTACCGTAAGATGGTGTTGTCTCTTCACCCCCAGTAACAACACATAAATAGTGCCTGTCTGTCTCAATGCTAAAATCAAATGTCTTAACATCTGAAGAAGTAGCAGTTGGATACAAAACATTAAACTCACTTAATTGTATTTTAAGTGTGCCTAAGTCGCCAGTGTCTCCGGTGCGAACAATCCTAAAATATTTGTAATCAAATGTATCAGTTACCCTAATGCGAATTGATTGCTCTATTTCAGTAACAGTCATAGTCTGACGAGTAGACCAAGATACGTTATTTAAAGATGCCTGTATTTTAAATGCGCCAGAACCAGTGCCACTTAACTTAATGTTTTTTACATCAATAAATTTACCAAGATTGCTTTCGCCAGAAATATTATATAACGCAACTACATAATCTGCATTAGCCCCAGTACCCAACACACCAATGTTAGTAGTAGTAAGTCCTACAGTAGCAGGGTTAAAGTCATTAATATTAGCCGCTGTTCCACCTTCGGGCATAGTGGCGGTTATTTCAGAACTAACAAAAGGCTTAATAATATTTTCTGCTGTGTCTACATGCTGAGTACCTGCTCTACGCTTTAAACCGCCTTGTGGTACGATTAAAACGTTTTCGGCTGTCTCCATACCCTGATAGTATTGATCTAGGTCTACGCGCCCTTTAAGCAGGGGCGATAACTCTCCGCTTACAAACGAACTTTGCATGAACTTAGACTTTGCCATAACTAGCGCCTTACGTTAATAAAGGGACGATCAGTTATAGGGACTACAGGATATTGTTGCGAATCTGTAAATCTTGCCATGCGAGAGGCATTAAGATACTGTCTAGCGTTAGCATCCATAGAAGCCGCGCTGTCACGAATAGAAGGCGCAAAGTCCATAGCAAGTGCGTACTCAATCATCTTAGAAAAGTAAACAGGCCATGTAGATTCTGGAGCGTTATAAATGTAATCAACGTATATTGCATCACTTGCATTGCAATACAGCTTGTCACCGTATAGTCCGTAGGGGACTTGAGGATTAACTTTAATGAGGAATAATAGATCAGCAGGAAGTTGGTAAATGGATTGCCATTCAGTGCCTACTGGTATTTCAACTGTTAGGTCTAACTGTGCTTTTTTTCTAGCAAATCCCCAACGAAACTTAGTTAGCTCATTCTGTACAATGTTGTCATACAGATTGTTAGCTACAGTTTGTGCGCGAGAATTGCCCTCTAAAGAAGTGATAGGCAAATCGCCAATTAAAATTAATGCATTAGAGATTAATTGGATTTTACTAGCCATAACGCTACCTTAGAATTAAGAAAGAAAGGGGGCCGAAACCCCCAGACGTTTTACTTTAACTTACTTTATGCGGTAATTACTAAACCGCCAGCTAGAGTAATAGCTGTAGCTGTACGAGTTTTTACATAAGTAACAAAAGCTGTAGGAGGAGTAGTGCTAGTAACAGCAGTTACGATATCTCCTAAAGCTAGTTCATCGACAGCGCCTAGCATGTAATCTGCGCCTACGATAGTAGCCTTAGCATCAGCAGTAGAATACTGCCAAGTGCTTCCGCCATTTCCAGAACCGCCAATGCGGCATAAACCTGATCTTGCAAAAGCCATGATGATTCTCCTTATACGTTATTTTTGTATTTAACTCGAACTAAACCACCGTTGTCACGAACAACAGCGCCAGCTTTGAGCATACCATTACATAGATATGAAGTACGGTCAGCAATGTAATCAACAGAAGTCTTCATGTCCATACCAATAGCAAGTCCAACAGCATCTTTCTGGAAGAACCAAGAATCAATGGTGTTAGCCGCAGATACTTTCAAACCACCTTCTGCGCGAGTACCAAGAATAACAAACCGGAATCCACATAGAGTGTTAATGTCGCCAGAAACAAGAGCTTTAACATTTTGGTAATCAGAAGAAGTAGCAGTTTCGCTATTCAAAAGTCCACCAAGTCCGTCAGCATCAATAACAGCATAAAGATCACGATTACCAACATTCTGTCCACGCAAAGCAACTTGAGCGGCAATAACTTTAGCCATAGTAAGGCTAGTAGCTCCAGCGGCAATATCAGTAGCATCTGGAGTAGATGCGTCCATTGCATCAATAGAAAGCTGATCTTCACGACGACCAATAGCGGCCGCAATAGTGCTTGCTAGTTCTTGCTTTTCGTCAAAATTAACGTCTGCTTGGTCAAAAATATCAGTGTATTCTGGAGCGTTCCAGTTTTGTAGAGTAGCAGTTTTAAATTCGTGCGCTACATTCATAGGAGTTACTAGATCAGAAGTAGACTTCTGGTTAGCTAGGCCCTTGCCCATACGACGGAATTTGTAAGTGTCACCGACTACGTTGTTACGAACAGTAACAGCAGGCTTGATAAGCCCAACGCCTTGATAGGCATGTTTTACCATTGAGTCAAATTCTGTGACTGCAACAGATGATAGAAATTTACTCATAAGATTTTCCTCGAAAAAGAGTAATTAAAAAAGTTTTTCAAGGTTTAAGCTGAGTACCCAGTAAATTGGTCAGCATTCAACCTAAATTTACTGGGCCTTTGGGAAAAGGGTATCCAGTGTACGGATTATACACCTTTTACCCTCTATAAATCAAATAGCTATTGATTACCGCCCCATGCTTCCATCATTGTTTTAACTTTTTGATCATGGGCTAGGTTGGTGCTTCTCAGTAAATTGCCTTGCTCGTCCTTTCTAAACATCTCTGCTTCAATGGATTCCCACGACAAACCTTCTGGATTGTGACCGCCTTCGCTTGGTAGTTTAGTCGGAGCGGTAGCTCTAACAAGTAACTCAACAAGTTCAATAGTATCGGCATTAGTAACCAATCCTCTGGCTTGCTCGTAAGTATCCGCGTCAAGGTTGTTCTTCATAAAACTTTCAACAGTCTTAATGCGCTCTTGAGCATTGTCGCCTAGCTTGTTTAACTCAACTTCTTGGTTGTACTCTTCTGCTACTTCACCTTGCGTAGATAATAGTTCCCACGCTTCTTGGAAAGCATCACCGTTCATATTAGTCTTAGTAGCAAAGGCTTCTAGTTCTTGGTATAAAGCATCATCTGATTCAACGCCTTCTGGGGGTGTATATCCATCTTTAGGTGCGCCTTTAAATCCACCAAACCTTTTAGATAACTCAGCATATCCTTTAGCTTGCTCAGAAACAGATTTATACTTTTCAGTGTTTAACCACTCTGGAGCATCACCTGATCCTTTAATCCCGTCAGCAAGGAAATACTCTCCAGCCTCTAATGTTGGTTGTGCTTGATCTAGCAGGGTATCGCTTTTTTGCGCTTCTTGTGCGGCCTGTTCCTCTAACATAATTTAATCCTATAATATTTCAGCTAATTTCATCTGGTTAATTAAAAACTTAATTACTCCAGCTTCCCCATTATGGTACGCGGCTTCATAATTAATGTTCTCTGACCCAAAGGAAGTATCATTTTCATATACAAACCTTTTTGTTAAGTCAGACAAGATACGTTGTCCGTCGTCAGTTGTAAAGACTCGATGGTAAAATTTAGCTAAGTCAGACGCATTTTGCTTGCGTATGCCAGCTTGCTTCTTAGCCAAATCAGAGTCAGCAGATTGGTTAATTTCTGACCAACTCATTAACCTTGCACCGGAGCTTGTGAAGTTGGAAGCCCTTGTTGTGCCGCTTCAGCACCAGCTTGAATAATCTGGGCTTTCTCTGTGTCAGAACGGACTAACTCGGCAGGCATACCTGTTTTGCCAGCTACCCATGTACCAAAGTCTTCTAGCTTAAATCCAATCTTGGCTTGATCTGGGCCAGCATTCTGCAATACAAACTGTACGGCTTGCTGAACGTTGATAATATCTTCACCATCTTGTGCTTTTGCCAAAGGAGATAAGAATTTAATCTCAATATCAAGACCATCTAATTGAATAGGCTGTAGTAATCCACGACGAGTCAAGATGTAAACAACACGCTTGAGGATAGGCACAAGAACTTCTGTCTGTAATCGCCCAAAGGCAGAACCAATACGCTTAGCTAGTTCTCTTGAGTCAATAGCAATCTCAGTAGCAGAGCGAACAGGGCCGGCAGGATCACGCAGATCGTTAAACAAAGCACGTTTGATAGAATTTTGTAGCTCATTCATCTCAAATTGCGCTAATTGCAAGTTAGTGCCAGTGTCTAAACGCTGTATAGACGGATTCGACGAGTTGTTAGAACCAACTGGAATAACAACTCCTGGGCTTATAACTATATTGTAGGGGTTAGTTACACCATCATCGGTTGCAGTGTACATACCAGACAAGTCAATAGCGGCTTTCTGCAATACAAATTCTTTAACTTTGTTTAGTGATCGAACATCAGGCAATGCTTGAACAGCAGGGCCACGACCACGAATCTCACCAGACACTTTAGAGTAACGACCAGTTACCCAAGGGCTTGATTTACCAAAGTCTTGCGTCCAGCTAATTCGATCTTCTTTAGTTACCCACACACAACCGTAGTAAGTTTTAGATTTAGGCATGTAAACAACGCCCTCACTAATCTCTACATCAGTATCAGGTTGATTCTCTATAATGCTCTTAATGCTTTCAGAAGGTTTAAACCCTTTCCACATTCTTTTTAGGTTGCGAGCCTTAACGGTAAATCTGCGCCAATGAGTTTCAATAGAACCATACGGCCCTTCCTCAAACGCAATGCCTTTCTGCGGAATAGCATTAAAGATAATTGGCATATCATTGCTATCATCTTCATCAATTCTTAATGTACCTGTGCCAATCAATAAATCTAAGGCGTGCTCAAAGAATTGTGTGCCAAAGTTAGATCGGTTAATGTAATCAAAAACAATGGTTGCTTGCTGTTCTAGGTTAGCTCTAATCTCTTCTTCTGATACATCATAGTCACCAGACTTTAGCGCATTAAGAACACTAACAGAGGGAGCAAAAGTAGCCCAGTTAGCCCAGATAGGAGCAATGTTTTCTTGTAGCTTACTTGCTCCTTGTTGGATAGCTTCGATAGCAGTAGAGTCAAATATCCTGTCCATCTTCTTTTGACCAGTAGAAAAGTCATCAAATAGATTTCTGTTAGGCAGGAAATACTCATAGCAATCATCAAGAAGATCATGCCATAAAGCCATTTTTTGAAATGCTTTCTGCTCTCTTGATTTTAAATCTTGTAACGAACCTAATTCTTTTGGTAGTTTCATGTTTTTACCTATCTTGTTTTAGTAGTGCCGGGCATAGGTGCGTTAGGAGTGCCGCCACCGCCACTTCCACTTGAACCAGATGAACCTCCACGACTACCGCCATACCCTCCACCTACCATACTTCTTCCTCTTACTCCTCCAGACTTAGATGAACCGCCTTTAGCTAATAATGAAGATGTACCGCCACCTTTTCCTCTAGCGGCGGCCTTTAACCTACGCTCCATTTCTTCGGTTTCTTCATCAAGCATTCGAGACTGACGTTCTACACCAGCCATTTCTTGTGCAGTTGGTTCAGGAGCTTTAGGTCGTTTCATAATTTCCTCAAATGTTTTAATAGTTGGTATGGAGTTAAGATAAAAGGATTGTTAATTCCTAATATTTGCTTAGTATGGCCTACACAAGTATTTAGCATAAATAACGAGCGACGACACTGTTTAGGAATATAGCTTTTTATTACAAATATGTCGTCGATTATACTCTTTTCGTCTTTAACCGTAAACAAATCAAACCCTTTTGCACTTTTTCCGTACACAATGTAGTCGTTTGGTGTAGGTTTTATTAAATAACAGTGCCTAATTTCCTTTTTTAAGAAAAAAGACCACCACCTACCACCATCATCTTCAAAAACAACATAAACTTTAGAGGGTATTTTAGAAGACATTAACCTTAACCTTTGCTGTGTGAATCTTATCAAATCCACCAGCGCGAGCTAATGCAGAGCGACCTTCTCCTTCTCCCTGTAAAGCGTATTCAAGGGCTTCTACTGGGTGCGAATATTCATTCTTATCTGGTTCATCAGTGTATCTTTCTCCAGATGTTTGTACACGACGATAACAGAAGCCACCCTGTAGACCTTTACGGATCATAGAGGCTTTAGGCAAGACAATAAATCTAGGCTTACCGTCCATACACATTTCTTTCATAGGGACTTCTAAAGCGGCCCTACGCTTCATAGGATCATTAGACACTGTAGGGTGACAAGGTATTCCTGCGGCCCTCATAATCTGAAATGGAGTCTCAGAGTTAGATTGGTTCTTGTTGTTACCAGAGGGATCGCCCCAACCTTTAAACGTGTGGTCAGGGTACATCTCTTCAATGTATCTTTTTAAACTAGGAGCAAAGTCAACAGCACCAGAGTCAGTTAATACTACTTCGTCAAAGCATACCCATCGACCAATCGAGGTACGTTGTAGGAAGGCACACGCAGGGGTTCGTCCAAAGTCAAAACCAAGTACAATAGGAGTATCTTTAGAAGGCTTAAATTCCAAATGTTGACAGTGTACTGAATCAGTATACATAGGATGGACAGGTTTACCGTTAGACACAAAGCCGTATTCATTAGCTAGATTAACCTTAATCCAATCATCAGTTTTTCCTTGTAAGCCCCTACGGTAATAACCTTCAGGTAGATTAAAAAGATTCTCTGCTTTGTCGTTTACTAACCAGTTCTCACCGTCTTTAATAACACCACCAGCTTGACGATAGAAAGCCCAGTCTTCAGGACGCTCTATCTCTGCTAGTTTAAAATACCAATGGTCTTCATCAGGGGCATTACTGTCGCCTATCATTCCATGATGTGTAGGACGCGCACCTTCCTTGTTAGACGGGTATCGACCATGACGTAAATCAAGCATATCAAGGACAGCTTTAGAATGCTCTTTAGTCTCGTTTAACCATACCCATGTAGTCTGGATACCACGCGCTTTCTTAACGTGTTCAGGACGGTCAAAGGCAATGAATACAATGTCACACTCTACCCTAGTACCATCTTCTAATTTAAAGCGGATAAAATGCGTAGGAGGCTCTTTGTTACCTTGTTTGAAGTCACCTAATTCTCCATGTATCTCTAGCCAATCCTTAATCGTAGTAGAGAACAGTTCGGAATAAGTATTACGTGCGGCAATGATACGAGATAGGCGTACACCATAGTTCTTATGTTGCTTGTCTTGGACAGGCTCTTGCTCACACATCAAATCGAATAATTTTAGAATACACTGAACAGTCTTGCCAGAACCTAGAGGCCCCATTATAAAAGAGTTTCTTTCTCGGCAATCGTTAAAATCTTGAAGAACTTGGCCTTGAGCCATTAAGTTGTATTCAATCTGCATTTAATTACC